TTAATTGAAGGCGAGGAAGCGGTCGCAGCCGTCGATGATGTTTGAGAGGATGACGAGTCCACAAAAATTCACTTCTTTGCCATAGCCGTCCGTTGAGATGTGGTGCTGTTGGCATCCGTACGCGCAGACGAAGAGTTTTAATCCTTCCTTCGCCAATTCGGCAAACCGGGGATCCTTTAGATTGAGGACCCCTTCATCAATGAAATAGAGATAGGTATCAACCTTATTGGCCAAGGCTGTTTTTGCGAGCTGATAGACGGTTTCGGCGTTGGGATTATTGGGATCCGTTGAAAGGAGCAAGCCTAATTTTTTATTGGCTAAGAGGGGATTGGGGGTGGTGGCTTGATCCATTGAAGTTCCTTCATGTTTGTGATGGTTCCTGATGGGAAGTTTTATAGGGTGGAGTATGGTCCATGTCAAGTCCATTCGGCCCCTTGTTTTGCTTGACCAGGGTTAATGGTAAATGAGCCATCACCACCGCGATCGGCACTAGCGAAAGAGTCCTCGCTCATCCTGGAACCAATATCGGCGAATAATTTAACCATTTCAGCTGTGCCCATTTTAGACTCAAGCGCTGAAAGTGCTTCCTCGTCATAATTTAGAACACCTGCTGCACGCTTGCCCTCGTCAACGCGTTTATCGTAATCTTGCCCCCATTGCGTCTTTAACTCATTGAGTTCTTTTTCCGATTGCTCAGCTTGAGCCACCTGGTAGTTTCCCATTCGCTCACCGCTCATTGTATTATAAGCCTCGAGCAGTCCTTTTGCTTGGGCATCACTTAGTCCTTGTGAATGAGACGTGGTTTTAAACCAGTTGAAAAAATCACTATCGCCACCATCGGGCATTTCCATACTGTATTCATCTACTGTTGCAGGTCTGCCTAGTTTATTATAAAAGGCGCTTTTAGCCTCATCAGTTGCATCAACACCTGGCATCTCAATTACATTTTTAGCACCACCTTGTAGTTTTTCTAAGTTCTGATACGATGTTAGAACATCAGAGGCAGAGCCCCAGCCTTTTTTACCCACGTATTCTCTAGTACTCTCATCAAAACCCGAACTCCAATCTGCTCCAGCGCTTGGATTGGCGGCGGTTGGGTCGGCGGCACTTTGTGCACCGATTAAGGGATTGTTCGTCTCTGGCATTATTTAACTCCTTTTATCATTATGTAATAGTTTTCCTGTGGCTTTGTAATAATAGTATTTATAAGTTTTATTATTTTCCACTAATTTCAACATTTCCTCAGCCTTGCTTAATGTTTTTAAACTCATATCGGTGAATATTCTAATCCATATTCCAAATACACGTTTTTGGACAATGAACTTAGCACCGCCTGCTTTTGATATTTCTTTAATTCTGTATTTCTTATTCATTTACCGTAAAAGGTTCCTCAGTTAGATTAAAGATTTCCTCCTCCGATATATTAAGATACGCCATTATCCTTAACCACACCTCACGCCTGCCGTTAAGCAGCATTGTGGTATTGACGTTATCGACATCTACTGCCGAAGTATTAGCCCTGCAAAATCGCTTTAAGTCGGCTAATACCTTTCTGCCATCAGGGTTATCAAAAGCACCGATATATGCTGAGCGTCTGTTTAGTATTATAGGGTTTATAGTCATTGAGCTGTTAATAATTGATTAGCGTGGGCGGCGTCTTTCATGGTTGATGCCATTGTTGCACCTTGTTCGACTTGCGCTGCTTGGTCTTGCGCTGCTTGGCGTTGTTCTCTGATTTTCGCTAATTCGTCAGGACTGCGCACAATAGTCATAGGCACACCTGATACCTCAGCGGTTAATCTCGCCAGTTCATCTGTGTTAAATATATCGAAAATAGTAGGGTCAATTTGGGCAAATGGTGATAATATTTCCGTTGTTCTCTGAACCCCTACCAACTCCTCTGCTCTTTGCATACGCGATAAAGGGGAATCGTAAATAATATCATAGTCTGCACCAGCTTCTAATAAGGCATCAGGCATAGGCGGTAGCACGCGATGACTTTGGAGTAATGTTAACTCACGCTCAATCTGAGGGCCTAGCGCCTCAGAATGCTGCCTGCCTATAACTGGAGTTAGCAACATTCCTTTCTCTTGAGCCCGTAGTAAAGCCTCAGTTGCCGTCATTCTAGGAGTCTCGACTAAGATTTGAAACAGTGTTACCAAAAACGCATTATCGATACTTTGCCTGCGCTGTTCCATTTTTGCTTCAGCAATATCAACTCTAGCGCCAGTTTGTAGCGGTTTAATCAACTGATTACCGCTGCTGTCAATACCACCTACGTTTAAGCCACCGGGCGTTAAATTAACACTCATAGCACCACCAAGGATACCATCATCGTTTAACAGTAACGGTGGGTCAACCAATTTGTGCACTGCTCTAATATCAGTTTTCGCCATCTCGTTTAACATCTTAATATCAGGCAAAGAGGTCATCGCTGGTGAGCGTCCATAGACTTCATCAGGGGCAGTTACATACCTGCTTATAGAATAAGGCATTGAGATATAACCGCCCACTGGTGATACTAATTGTTTATCCTCAACGGCGATATAAAATGACGCCCAAGGCATACCAGATGCATCTATATTTCCCTTTTGATAATCCAGCCTTGGCATAACTACATGGATGAATGAAAACTCTTGATTATTATTAGTAGGGGAATCCAATGTTCTCATAATGCGCTCAGGCATCATTTTATCACCCCAACGCTGGACTGCTTGTCGGGCTGTAAACTTAAACTCCCTGTACACGGTGTCAACAATACCCTGATGATTTTCCAAGAAGTAAGTGTTCTTTAGGTTAACACATCTGTATCGCAAACCCTCGCTAGCGTCAAAATCAACAAACAAAGTGCCTGTGCCAAATGCACCCATGCTTACCCATCTTTCAAAATTCTGTGAGGCGAAGTTGGCTTTTGGGGCATACCTCATTGAGTAAAGTATGGAATTCACTTCATAAAAATAATCCTGAACATCGTGGTCTTTATTAAGAGCAGAGTTCGTGGTTTTTAAATTATGCCACTTTTGCTGCCTCGGTGTAAGCATTGAGTCCATAACGGCAGCAAACCTGTCTAGTGCTATTTGTGGGCGTGAGTCAAATATTCTTTGAGTTTTCTTTTCACCGGGTGTTTGATTGCCTAAGAATCCAGTTTGTCGGGGTAATATCCTTTCGGCTATCTCCTCCCAATGAGACTCCCATACAGCCCTGTTGGTTTTGATATTAGAGAACTTAGTAACTAACTCTTCTGCTTTTACCATTACGAACCTAGCAATGTTTTCATGCCCAGTGATAAATCACCCAAACGCCGACCTTTAGTTAGCATTGTTGAACCTCTGCCTTTCCTGGCACGTTGTTTTAATTCTTGCCCCATTGCAGAACTACCTAAAAAAGGCAGTGTTGTAGTAGGTGTTGTAGTAGGTGTTGTAGTAGGTGTTGTAGTAGGTGTTGTAGTAGGTGTTGTAGTAGGTGTTGTAGTAGGTGTTGTAGAACCCCTCCTGCCCTCAGCTAGTCCTTCTGCACGCGCAGAAGCGACACGTGCATCCACCGCATCTGCGCTTGCTTGTTGCGATGGTGTTTTAGCGTCAGTGCGTATAAAAGGTTCTGCACCTTTGCGTCTCTCGCCCCAGGTGCTTTCTCTCCAATACCGGGTGCTTTCATTAAGGTGTTTCTTATAAGCATCTTGATGAAAACTTTCTTGTGGAACGTCAGCAGAATTAAATACCACTCCGGCCCTTCTACGGGCTCGCTCAACCGCCATACGGTTCCGACTCTGTTCACCTTTATACCGACCATAAAGCTCGTCTAAAGCCAAGCGTTCTTTAAATACAGGGTCTTTACTCGCGCGCGCCCACTTTGCTTCTTCAGCCGCTGCTCTACCTTTTTGCTTTTTATGACCAGCATAAGAGCTCCCTGCCATCATGCTTACAAAACCTAATACACTCATAATAATAATTTATTCAAAAGATGTGATTATAAACCACTTTAATACCCTCGTGGGTTAAAAACGTCATAGTCTATTATGGCATTTTTGCTTTTCGCTAGTGTTCGGCGTCTGTTAATGTTGTTATCTAGCCTAGCAACTTTAGAGGCAAAAGTAAGTGCTATCGCATCGCCGTGGTCGGGGGATTTCAATCCGCGTTTTTTC